TCTTGTAAAATTGCTCAAAGGCATACTCAACGCTAGGCGTGATTTCTCCTACAAGCTCGGTCCCATCATTACGTACGATCTTTAATTTAGCCATTTTTGCCCCTTAGTTAGTTAGTTGGATTTACCACGTACCGGTAGATGCAATAGCGGTTTTGGAGTTACACGTAAATGTAAGATCCATCATGCCCTCATCTGCTACAGCGCCGTTAAGTGGAGTTAGATTGTCGATCAAGATTGTACCGCTGTATAAAACGTTAGTAGCAGATACGGCAGATTGGTAATCTTGGATAGCCTTAAACGGGATAGTAGTACCGTATGCATTTTGTAGCGTTGCCAAGATAGAGCCTGCCGCTGTGTCGTTGAGCAGCGTTACTGTAATCGTGTCAGCTGAGAGCCCAGTTACAAATTGATGAGAGGTTGAGCCCATGGCCGTTACCTCGATCTGATCGCTTTGCTGTGTAAGCGTAAAAGCTGTTACGTGATCTGTGAAATCTACAGGTGTTGAGCCGACCTTAAAGCCGACCTTATTATTTAGAAAAATTGCCACGATTTAGTCCTCGTCTTTCTTGGCTGTTGGTTTTGGTTTTGGTGTTTCGATCTGACCTATCTTTATAAGAAAAGCCAGCTCCTCAGGTGTTAGGTCCATCGTTTTAGCTCCAGCTCGTTAGGGTTGATATGGAAAAATCAGCGGTTAAAAGGGATCCACTTTGTACCTCTAGTACGGATGGAGCACTCATAGCGCCAACATTCATTTTGATACTTGAGGCGGCGAGCTTGTTAAATACAGCTACAGCCATCGTCTCGATACCGTTGAGGTTTCCCTCATTGTCAAACATCGGTACAGTCATAATAATCTTTAGGTTAGCCATAGGCGAGATAGCCGCATAAGTGTTATTACTTGGAGTTATGTAGTTATCTGCCGGTGCCACGATCACACTATTAGCGATTATTGTAGCCGGTGGAAAACTAAAAGTATTCCAAACGTTAGGGTTATCAAGAGCGGCAGCTAGTGAGGCTCTTAGCGTAGTAATAGGAGCTGGCATTATCCGACCATCGTATTAGGGTTGGTGTATCCGGCTATGAGCCCACGGATTTTGCCGATCATGCTATTGCCCATTCTGTAGGGGCTTGGGCTAAAACCGTCTATAGATACGCCGCCTGTCTGTGAGACTTGGCGAGCCTGAAAAATATCTACCGCCAAAATCATGGCGGCCTCTCTTACAGCTGGGGTAGTCGCATAAGCGTTTGTTTTTGTATCGGCTCCTACAGCTGATCCATAAGGGAGTACGCGAGTAAAATTAGCGTTAGCCGCTGTTTTAGCAAATTGGATAAAGCTGTATCCCTTAGGCCAGTTAAAGGCGTAAGTATTAAAGGCTATAGATGGAAAACTAGTAGTCGTGCCGGCTGTCCATGGGATCGTGCCGGTAATTGTGTAAGTGCCGTTAAAGGTTGAGCCGCATCCACTCAAGGTTACAGAGTCCCCAGTGCTAAAAATTGCAGGGTTAGCGACCATTACGGTAGCTACGTTATTTTGTAACGCCGTGCCCACTACCGGAGCAGAGTCAAACCATAAATACTGGTTAAGCAAATCTTGGGCAGCCTGACAACACGTCTCCACGATATCTGAGCTATACAAATTTTCAATACCTAAATTGGCTCTTAGCTCGGCCTCGGTTACGTATGTGGCTGGCACTTTTTTACTCCTTTACTTACTAGGGCCGGTAGCCCTCAAAGGGCTAAGAGGGCTACCGACTATTAGTTTTGTTGCTTATGCCTTCAGATATCTAACGATACCGTTAGGCATTTTGGCGATTGTTGCCATGAAGCCATAAATTGCAACCTGTACTTGCAAATTGCTTACTACGTTTACGCTCATGTAAGCCTGTGGGCTGCGATAAACGGTAAACGCTTCAGGTGCCAAAATTAACGCGGATGAGTCATCTACTGTCGTTTCAGTAAAGTTTTTATCTACGTATAGATCAAGGCCTAGCACGTTACCGCGGATGCTTTGAGGGCCTACCTGTCCAGCCGCGTTCATCGGCTGAATTGCATTATATATAGGCCTCTTTGTGGTATCGGTTGCGCCCATCAATAATTGCCATTGTGCGGCATTACCTACGTAATTTTGTGCAAAATAACCTGTGTTTTTGTAAACGGCAGCAGCAGCTTGTGATGTAAATGCGATAACTCCATCACTATCAGCTGTAGTAGGTGTTGAGCCTGTGCTTGCTGTAAGTAAAGCATTTAATACAGCTGTGTCGATTGTAGTTAGATAAGAATTTTGTAACTGCTGTGTCAATTCAGAATAGAAATTCGGATCTGACCGCTCGAGGAGCTCAATACTAATTGTGCCCATACCGGAGTACTTTTGTACTGTGCCAGTTAAATATGCAGTTTGCATATCTGTATTTGATACAGCGCCGTTTTCTGCCTCTACTGTCACAGTAGGTGCTACGCCTGTACCGCCGCCGGCTGAGGTAACGAGTGCCGGGACTTGGATCGACATACCCTGTGAGGGTAATACCCCCTGAGAGCACGCATCAATGGCCGGGGTACCAAAACGAGTATTGGTTACAAATTCTTGTAGATACTGTGTTGGATTAAATGCAGGGTTTGTAGAAAAATCATCCGCTGCGGTTACGTAGAGCTTTGAGTCATCGTTGCCAAGTGCAGCTTTGATCTTGTGCTCTGTGTATGTAGCCATAGATGTAATAGGCGTACGGACTCGCTGAGAGTCTAGTACAGATGGACGGATGATCTTACGAGCGGCCTCGACTTTTTCAGCCTCGACCGGTGTATCTACCGGAGTTTCCTCCGGTGTATTTTCTGGGGCTGTAGTCACAGCTTCCTCGCTTTCGGTTTCTGTTTCGATCTCTACGATAGTCGTAGAAATAGTTGTAGTTTTCTCTTTTGTGCTAGTTGCAGCTTCAATAGCAGCTCTCGCCGCCATAATCTCCTCAACGCCTGCGCTGCTAAAGGCCGCGCTTTCAACAAGCGATACCTCTTTGAGGACGGCAGCCGTGATGAGCAGGTAATCTCCCATCGGCTTAGAGGCCGTTACATCGACCCCTACGGATAAGCCAGACACGAGATTTTCCTGAGCTAGTACGAGCGCATCCTGTCCTCGAGTGCTACTCGAAAGCTTAAACGATCCGTAAACGCCCTCTGTAGAGTCGCTTGAGCTAATCATGCGGCCCACCGGCTTATCCTGTTGATGCTGCGATAGTAATTTTATTTTAGTTGGATCTGCAATAGCGATAGATCCTCGCTCAAATACGACCGGGCCAGCTGAGGTATGTCCGATCTCGCCATATGGAGCGATAAGCCCCGATACGATCCGGCGCTCTGTATCTGCTGCCTGTATTTCTTGGCTAAACGTTAGTAGCACTTGCATCTCCTAGCGGTGTTAGTTGCTCCATTTGTCGGGCTTGATTTACATCGATTAAATCTAGGTTTAGCATCTTTTCTATAATATCTAAACGCTCTCTTGCATCTGCACGTAAAAACGAGTCATCGACCGCGAAACGTACCTGATTTTGTGAATTGGTGATGTCATTCATGGAGAGACGATCCTCTATTGCACAAATATAAGGTTGCAGAGAGTACGAGACGAATTCGCGCCGGCCGTCAATAATATTTTGATAGGTCATACTGTTATTCATATCAGCAGAAATATAATAGGCAGGTACATTCATAGCGCGAGCGATCTCTGTTGCTAAGTATTGAGATGCTTCGTTATACATCATATCTTTAGGACTAAACCCGATATTTTCTACGCTAAGAGTGCTAGTTAAATATGCTGTAGATCGTGATGCGCGTGATGCTTTCCATGCAGCTAGTAAGCCTTGTACTTGAGACTCAGGCAGATCAGCACCGTTATTTTTTAACACTGTAGTAGCCATAGGTGTAGCTGCACTTACCGCGCTTGCTCTTTGTATATCAAATGCAGCTTTAATAGTTGTCCCAGCTGTGTCTAATACTCCTGGGGTTAAGCCTTGGAAAGTTACAAGAGATCCAATACCGCCCATAGGTACTTTAATACCATCGACAAAATAATCCTCGATCTCTGTACCAAATTTATTTGTAGTAAAGGTAACTCGGTTATTTGCTACCCACTCAAAACCTGAGGGACGTCCATCATCTGCATACAAAGAATTAACGCGCCAATAAGCGCATCCGTAAAATATAAGTGAGTCCACCGTAGCTGCAATAGTTACGCTGCGAGGTTGTCGCTGATCGGGTTGCTCTAACCAAACCGGAGATCCTAATTTTTCTCCTGTTGATTTTTTATACAATGCTAAATCAATACCGGATATAACTCCTGCAATTAAATTACGGCAGCGGCTAACGCTAGCTACCTGCAAAGCAAAATTACGATCTATACCGCTTGTGTTATATCCATAAGTAGAGCCGGTATTAAATGAGCCATAACCGTATTGTGTAGACATAACGGCAGGTGCATATTGAGCCTCGATAGTCGGCTTTTCAGCTGACTTAAACCCTAGAGTTTGGAGTATTCCCATGAGAGAGATTTTCTCAAAATGTCAAGGATAAAATCAGGTAATAGGCGGCGTGTCTCTATACGTAAACTTTAGCCTCACCCATGGGCTGAGTAAGTATATGGACGATAAAGGATAAATTTATAGCTATATCTACCGGGCCAGCTGATTTTCTACGGATGATACGCCACGAGGCATCTGACTCTTTAGCTGCACAATTAGCCATATGGCTAACGAGCTGATCTTGTCCCGAGTGGACGATCCGCTTATTAGCCAGCGCCTCATAAAGATCCCCTGAGGCCTGATACCCCTTTTGCCCTGATATGTCGGTGATCTGTATGCCATTAGACTCAAGGCGTTTGGCTATGGAGGCGGTCGTATATTTGTCGTAAGCCACTTGGCGCGGATAGTAAATCTTGGCCCATTTGGCTATCGCATTAGCTACAAATAACTCATCAATAGATACGTCCGAGTGGAATATCTCTAGTACCGCTACGCCTATACGACCGTCCTCGAGCACTTGGCCCATACATAAGGAGCCGTCTCTACGGCTGGGGCTAACGTCAAAAGCAAATATGGTAAGAGGTCCGACCGACAATTTTAGATCCTTATCGGCTGCATCCTCGACCGCCATATGGGGCCACGGTGACGAGGTACTACTTATCCATTGACAAAGTAGCTCGGTTTTTGTGGTTTCGATCGGCTGAGTAGCTACGGCCTCCTCTAAAGCCTCCTCGGTTACGGTATAGCCAAGAGCCGGGTTAGCCATGGCCCACGCATTACGATCCGTTATCTTTGCAAATTGAGGCGCTGAATACTCATAAAACCCAAATGATTTAGGTGGAAAACTTAAAGCTCTTTCCCGGAGATCATTAAGCACCGTACTAAACGAGTCCCCGGCATTACTAGTAAGTAGGGTTTGGGCATTTGGTTTAGCTCTAGTCGTAGGGGTTGCAGCTCTAAAACCCTCCTCCGAGATTTCGCGTACCTCATCCACGTATAAATATGAGGCCGACCTGCCGCGGCTGCCGTCTCTAGTAGCTGCGACCACATCGAGCCTATTTCCATTTTTTAATTCTATGGACTCCGTGCCGTTAGCATGGCGTATCTGCTTTACCTGTTTACGCATCCAATCGTTATTCTCAATCGCTCCGACTACCTGCCTAAAGGTATCTAAGGCCATCGATCTATTAGAGCTCATCATTAGCACGTTAGGGCTATCAAATAAAAACATATGGCCGAGCATCATCATCCGTGCAAGGTGAGTTTTACCTTGCTGCCGGGCTACTAAAATCAGATTTGTTTTCCGGATAAACATATTATCTTTGTCCACCATACACATATCGTCTATGACAAATTTTTGCCAAGGTAAAAGCGGCATCTCTATAGAGTCTGCTAGCTGGGAGATCTCGATACCCCGAGATTTGCCCTTGAGTAGTGGCGAGTGGAGGCGAGGCTTAGTAGCCCCCGTAAGAGGTTTTTTCTTTCGAGGCATATCCCTATCAATCCTGACTAGTTTGGCCCTCACAGGGGCCTGTAGGGACTGTACCGGTGGTTTTTGGGGAGGCATAGGTTGA